CGAGCGCACGGTACGAGGAAGTCACTGCTTCCAGGCGAACCTTGCCGCCAAGCGCGCGGATGAGCACCGCACCGTCCTTGACGCCGTACTTCGCCTTGAAGTGATCCGTCATGAGCGACGGGATCAGGGCCATCGTGTTCGTCGTCTGCGACTGGTTGACGGCCGTCACCTGCACCCACGCACGCGGGTGAGGAACACCTACCGGCTCGCCGGCCTCATCCCAGTGGGAGAAGCGCGACGGCCCAACCAGCTCGACGAGACACAGCACCGCGAGCAAGGGGTCCTTGCCCCAGCCCTTCATGCGCTGGAGGACGCCCTTACGGTTGACGAACCGGCCGTTCTCGTCCACGGCATACCAGTGGAGGACGAACCGGAGCTGCTCCCTGGTGAACTTCCAGGGGCCGCCGTTCTCGGCTTGCAGGTACTCCGCAGCCCAGCCGGCGATCTGCCAGCCGAGCGTGCGCTTGGGGAGGACCCAGGCGCCCAGGCTGTTTCTCTGCCAGGTGGGGCCGAGGAACGTAGGGGGGAGCTGCTCGATCTCCTCGGGGGTGAGGATGGCTTCCTTCGCCATGGCTCACCTCCAACGTCCGCCTCCGTACCACCGGTTGCTGTAGGATCCTCGTGTTGCAAGCTGTGATGGAGAGGTAGGTGGAGCCGGTGCAGAAGTACCCCGCAGCGCGCTTCGTGCTGCCTCGGAAATGGCCTGTGACTGATGCAAGTTCCATCCTGGGCGTTCGCCGCTGTGGCGACTCTCGTCGGTGTGCGCTTCGTCCTGACCTCCGTCCTTGACCTGATTCCCAAGATCAGCGCCAAGGCGATCGAGGCGATCAAGTCCGTCCGCGAGGTCCGGGACGAGTTGAAGCGCCAGCCCCCGAACGAACTCGATGAGTAGCGGCTCTACTCCGCGAGTCCGAGCTCCTGTCGGTAGTCCGCGATGGCGAGGACAGAGGCTGGCGTGGTCTCCTCCTCGGGCTCTTGCAGTTCGATGCGCACGCGGCGCCGGTCTCCCTCGGTCACCAGGAGGTTGCCGAGGGCGGAGTACAAGGTCTGCGCCATCTGTGCGGACCGCTTGCCCGACTTCTTGTAGTGGGACAGGTCATCGCACAGCGCATACGCCAGGGCCCAGTCGGAGTTCTGGTAGAAGTCCGACTGCCCGGAAGTCTTCAGGGAGTCGTAGAGCTTCTTCGCGATCGGATGCCACTCGGCATCAGCGCGAGGAACGGTGACCTTGCGCATCTGACCGCGCTTGGTCTCCTGCTCCTCCGTGGCCTTACGCGACCGGGGGCGCGCGAGGTCTGATTCACGATTCGGTACGGGGCCTCGAACGCCCACCGGTCACCTCCTTTCATCGGAGGACGCTGAGCGCGTCCTTGAGTGAATCTCCGAGGAGGGCCCCAGTGAAGCGGCTGATCTCCTCGCCATACCGTTCGATGACGACGGTCGGTGTACTCGACACGTCGTAGGAGCCGGCCTTGTCCAGGCCGGAGGGAATGCTGATGTCGACCACCTCTGCCTCGACCCCGAGCTCCGCCAGCTCCTGCTTGAGCAGGGGACCGAAAGAGCGGCAGGGCCGGCAGTGCGGAGAGGTGAAGTAGAGGACGCTCACACCGCGCCACCCGTCAGGAAGTGGGCAGTGAGCCAGGCCAGGAACATGACCAGCACAGCGCGTCGCGCCTGCGTAGTCCCGTCCTTCCTCTGGCCCTTCGCGGTGTGGAAGAGTCTCCAGACCTGCTCGGAGAGGGTGTCGTTCTTATCCTTGCGCGCGAGGGCGACGCCCTCGACTATCAGGAAGGCGCCAGCCCAGGCCGCCCACGCGATCTCAAAACCGGTCACGCCGGTCACCTCCTCGGGTTACGTTCCCTGCATGGATCAAGGGGTGGCAGGCCTGCTGGGGGCCGCAGTTGGCGGCGCGATCGGCGTGATCGGCACCGTCAGCGCAGCATGGCTGGCTGGACGTGGGCAGCGACGAAGCCAACATGAGCAGTGGCTGAGGCAAGTACGCAGGGATGCTTACGCCCACTTCGTCGCCTGCCTGCAACGGGTAGAGCGGGTCGTTGAGCAGACAGGTGAAGCTGCTCGTGTCGAGGGGAGGCCAGTGCCGCGCTGGCCGGAAGAGATGACACAGGCCGGCGAAGCGCTCTCAGTTGTACTGCTCGAAGGTCCTGACGAGATCTACCAGCGGGCCTTAGAGGTGTTTCGGCTGGCGCAAGAGTGGTGGTATGCGATGCGATACGAATACGGGAACCCATCGCCGGGGGATACGTACCACGGATACCCCAGCACCGACATCGGGGCTGCGACGGAAATGTTCTTGCAGGCGGCCTCGCGCGTTCTCCGCGCTTCTGATCAGGGTCTACTGTCCGCCCCGCCTCGAACATGAAGTCTCGGGCCCCTGGTGGTTAGCCAGGGACCGGCGCCTCGCCCGAGGAGAGGAGGACTCGGGGGCGCACACGCTCTACAGGCGGGGAGGGCCTGGAGCGCGGTCTTACAGGAGGCCGGGGTGCTGCTCGGTGCGTCGGAACTTCTTCTCGATCGCACGCCGCTTGGCGCGTTGCGCCGCAGCACCCTCAGCTCCACTCTTCTTCCGGTGATGCCACGTGCACAGGGAACGCAGGTTCTCCATGCTGTGGTCGTCGCCCGGCTTGATGTGGTCCACGTCGGTCGCAACCTCGACGCAGCGCGCACCCGCTTGATCCAGCGCGGTGCACTGCCCTGCATCTCGGCGCAGAACCCGTAGCCGGATCGTGGGCCAGTCGGCCGGCAGGCGCGAGCGCCTGTCCGACCCTTCCCAGTTCGGCAACGTGATCACCCCCGACACGGAACGTTGAGCCCTCGGTGACGTCCTACCTGAAGAGGTAGCTGCCCGAAGCTGCCAACCCGAGGGAGTACTTACGTAAGGAGTAAGTGGCTTCGGTAAGCGAGGCCCGACAGGGCCTCCAGCCTGCTACTTCGCCTTGCGTCTTACTCTCTTACACTTATAAAGAGCCAAATGATCTTGACTTCTACAAGGACGACTTTGCGTGATCGCAGTCACACTTACACAGTGAGCCTTCGAGGCTTGAGGCTGGGCCGCCTGGCGGCGGCCATCAGGGCTTGATGCGACGGCGAAGGGGTTGCAGGGGGCGAAGCCGCAGGGGCGCCCGAGGGCGCCACAGAGCAGAGCCACTCACGACCTGGGGGCGCTGCCGCGCCCCGGTAATCCAGTGCCGGCTGTCAGTCCTACGGCTTACTGTTGTGCGCATGAACGACGACACTGACCTCCGCTTCGCGCTCCAGATGGCTGGTGCCGAGCTGGCCGAGACGCCCCCGCCCCCCGACTCCCCCCTTGGGATGCTGCGTCTCTTCGCAGTCGCTCACCCTGACGTGAAGCTCGACGCCGGCCACGTCCGCCTGGCACTCAAAGGAACGCTGCGGCAGGGCGGTTGATCCATCCCTCGGCATGACTGAGTCGACGCAAGACCATCCCAGCGAGTCGGGCGATGTTGTACTTTCGCCCCATGAACATCATGGCCGGCGAGTGGTACAAGAACACCGACATCATGGGCATTGTGGTCGCGTCGGTCATCTCACTGCTGGTCGGCTGGCTGGGAGCCTGGGCCGCGTTCCGCTCCGCCAACCCCAAGCTCCGCCTCAACTGGTGGGCGCCCGTTAACAGCCCACTAATTTCGCCGTCGTACGCCTCGTCGGTTATCAGCGTCACAGCGTCGGGAGTCCACGTCGTTGCGCCGAGGGTCGTCCAGATCCAGCTCGCCAACACGGGACGTAGAGACATCGTTTCGTCTATGTTCCACGGCGGCGAAAACATGGTGTTCGACCTCGGCGTACCCATCGTTGCGCTTCTCGGGGTTGAGAGCGACCCTGATGGAGCCGCTCCTAACGTGCATTTTCCGCACAGTGTCGGGCCGAATCTGTTCGAGGTGGAGCCGAGCCATCTTGCGCGAGGCCAGTCTGTCACCGTAAGCGTCCTGGTCGACGGCCTGGAGGCTACGCCCCGGCTTACTCGGAAGCCCCTTGTCGACGTGCAGGTCAGGGATACCAGCCCCGGCCAGACGGCCAGCACCTTGATGGAGGCTCTTCAGCAGGCCGTCGTACTCCTCGTGGCCCGCCGCTGATCGACCCTGAAACCGTGGCGCGATCTTGGCCGGT